CAAGACTCAGATCTAGGGCCGAGAATGGCAGGTCAAGAGTGTGATTGTGATTTCTTAGCTTCTGGAGATACTGTATTTGAACCAGAAGATATGATGTTTTATGAACAGACTTATTTAAAAGACCCGTTAGAAAAAAGAGGAGTGGACGGTAATTTATGGATATGGGAAGGTGTAGACTATACTAAAACTTATATGGTAGTGGCGGATGTTGCTCGTGGAGATGCAGCTGATTACTCAGCATTCCATATATTTGATATAGAAACTTGTACCCAAGTAGGAGAGTATAAAGGCAAATTATCACCTAAAGATTACGGTAACGTACTAGTAGGAATAGCATCTGAATATAATGATGCATTGCTTGTAGTAGAAAATGCTAATATAGGATGGGCAACTATAGAACAGATATTAGAACGAGAATATAAGAACCTATACTACTCGTCTAAAGCACAAATGGAGACTGTAGAATCATATATGATAAAGTATGAAAGAGATAAACTGGTACCTGGATTTACCATGTCAGTTAGAACTAGACCATTAGTAATAGCTAAGATGATAGAGTATATTAGGGAAAAAGGTGTTACTATACAGTCTAAAAGGTTATTAGGAGAGATGAGAGTATTCGTATGGAAAAACGGTAAACCTCAAGCTCAATCTAAATATAATGATGATTTACTAATAGCCTGTGCAACAGCTCTATATGTAAGAGACACAGCTTTAAGACTGCGTCAACAGGGTTTAGACTTAGCAAGAGCACAACTATCTTCATTCCAGAACTTAAATGCTAAGAACAAAGCTGTCATGAGAACAGTTGGAAATCAACAAAATAATCCGTATCTTATAGATAACGGGTACGGACCGGAAGATATTTCCTGGTTACTTTAACTACCCTATTTATAATATATATAGTAAAAACTAAACAGAATATTAATGGCTGATACTTCTTTATTTGGCAGACTGCAGAGACTGTTTTCATCAGATGTAATAATTAGGAATATAGGCGGCGATCAACTCAAAGTAGCTGATATTAACCGTATACAATCGACAGGAAACTTTCAAACAAATTCTTTAGTAGATAGATTTACTAGACTGCACATATACAACAACAAAAATTTATACAATCCAAACCTAAATTACCAGACTCTAAGAGTTCAACTTTACTCTGACTATGAAGCTATGGATACTGATCCTATTATAGCTTCAGCTTTAGATATTATAGCAGATGAGTCAACATTAAAGAGTGATAAAGGAGAAGTTCTTTCTATTAAATCTTCAGATGAAAACATACAAAGAGTTCTTTATAACTTATTTTATGACGTACTTAACATAGAGTTCAACCTATGGTCATGGACTAGGAATATGTGTAAATATGGAGACTTTTTCTTAAAACTTGAAATCGCAGAGGAATTTGGTGTTTATAACGTACTTCCTTATACAGTCTATAATATGGCTAGATTTGAAGGAATGGATAAAGAGAACCCAGGTAAGGTAGAATTCGCTATTGATCCTGATGGTATCATGGCATCACAGGATCCTTCGTTTTACCCTAAAACTAACAAGTCTGCTATTAAATTAGACAATTATGAAGTAGCTCACTTTAGACTACTATCTGATACTAACTACCTACCTTACGGAAGATCTTATATAGAGCCAGGTAGAAAAATATTTAAACAACTTACTTTAATGGAAGATGCAATGTTAATACATCGTATCATGAGAGCTCCTGAAAAGAGAACTTTTTTCGTTAACGTAGGTTCTATACCGCCTGCAGAAGTTGATCAGTTTATGCAAAAGACTATCAATACTATGAAAAAAACTCCATACGTTGATCCTAAAACAGGGCAATACAATTTGAAGTTTAACATGCAGAATATGATGGAAGATTTCTATATACCAGTAAGAGGTGGAGATGCTTCTACTAGAATAGAAACTACTAAAGGATTAGATTATGACGGTACTAACGACATACAATACCTTCAGGCTAAACTATTTGCAGCTCTTAAAGTACCTAAAGCATACTTCGGGTATGAAGGGGATTTACAGGGTAAAGCAACACTTGCAGCAGAAGATATAAGATTTGCAAGAACAGTAGAAAGAATACAGAGAATACTAGAATCTGAATTAACAAAGATTGCCTTAGTACATTTATATACTCAAGGATTCACAGGAGAGAGTTTAACTAACTTTGAAATAAAGCTTACTAACCCTTCTATTATATTTGAACAAGAAAAAGTTGCTCTTATGAAAGAGAAAATAGATCTTGCAAATCAAATGAAAGACTCTAAAATGTTCTCTACAGATTACATATACGATAAGATATTTGACTTATCAGAAGATCAGTATAATGAGATGAGAGAACTAGTAAGAGAAGACTCTAAACGAATATTTAGAACAGGTCAATTAGAATCAGAAGGTAATGATCCTGCAAAATCTGGAAGATCTTATGGTACTCCTCATGATTTAGCTTCAATGTATGGTCGAAGAGCAACATCTACTGAAAAAGGTGGCGGACCTAGTGAACTTCCATCTGGATACAGTGAAATTGGACCTGAAGGAGGAAGACCTAGAGAGAAAATGTCTGTTTACGGTACTAACGATGACCCACTAGGAGGAAGAGATAGATTAGGAGTTCACGGTATGCACGGAGGCTTCCCTTCAGATAATGAAAATGTAATGGAATCAAATAATACTACTGCACAAAAAGTATTTCATCAAATAAAAAATTCATTTCAAGAAGATAAAAAATTAGTATATGAAAAAAAATCTGAGCTAGACTCTAAATTATTAGATGAGTCACAACTTAAAGATTTAGATAACTAGCCCATATTTATATATAGTAACCGTACATTATGAAGATAAAACATTCAAAATTTAAAAATACCGGCTTGATTTACGAATTACTCGTAAAGCAGATAGCAGCAGATACACTTTCTAAAAGTGATTCTCCAGCATTAGGTATTTTAAAAGAGTTCTTTGCAGGTAGAACTACCTTAGCAAAAGAGTTAAAGCTATATGAATATATTTTAAAGAATACTAATTTAGCTGAAGTTAAAGCTGAAACAGTAGTATCTACTATAACTGAGATTTCTAGAAAACTTAATCAAAAGCTTTTAAAAGAACAAAAGTATAGGTTAATAAAAGAGATTAAGAACAGTTATGACTTGGACGAATTTTTTGGAATTCAAGTTAGAGACTATAAACCTCTTGCTGCCATGTACTGCTTATTAGAAGCTCAGAATAATGATACCTTAGTTAATCCAAGTTTTCTTATTAATAATAAACTTACTATTATAGAACATTTAACTTCCTCTAAGGTAGATAAAGATAGAGTAAAAGATTCTTTAATTGAAGAATATGCAAAGTATGACAAAGATTTAAGACTTTTATCTTATAAGATTCTTTTAGAAAAATTCAACACTAACTATGTAGACTTACTACCAGAACAAAAAAATATACTTAAAGAATTTATCACATCAGTAGATTCAACAGCTAGATTAAGAAATTTAATAAATGCAGAAATTGCTAATATACAAGAACAAATTTCTAACTCTAGTAAAAAAGTAAAAGACGAGGTAGTAAAAATTAAATTAGAAGAAGTAGTAAAGAGCATTAGACCTCTTAAAAAGACAGAAAAAATAACAGACAACCACTTAGTTAATCTTATGCAATATTACGATTTAGTAAATGAAATGCGTGGATTATGAAAAAAAGTAAATTAGTTCAAGCTGTTAGAGAAGTAATAAAAGAACTTAGCACAACATCTGGGGCAGGGGGATACCTAACTCCAAATGCTTTTAGTAAAGACGGTAAAAAGAATAAAGCTACAAAGCAAGCTGAAAAGTTAGGATATAAAACAGTTAAAACAAAAAAAAGACCATATAACACTAAAACGTTAGACTACTTAGATGAAAACAATACAAGAAAAATATAACGGAGTATTAGAGAGCAAATTCTCTAAAGCCCAGTTTCTAAAAGACGCTAAAAGAGAATTACCACAGTTTCTTTCAAACTTTAGTCAATTCAACGACTCAGTACAAATACTTAAGTCCAAAGGAATTTTGACAGAAGTCAAAAAAGAAGAAACTTCTTTTGAATATGAATGCCCTGTTTCAAAGTATTCTGTTGAAGCAGTAAAAAGAGGGTGTGATTACGAACTACTTAACAAAGACATTGATCCTGTTAACGCTTCTGCTGAAGAAAAAGCAGCATGTGAAAAAGTAGCAATAAAAAATCTTGATAAAGATGAAATGTACTACCTTAATATTTTAGCTGGAGAATCAGATAAAGTAGATAAGCATGACAAGATGGTTGATGTTAAAAAAGGAAATGAGGTTGATACCTTTAACGGTATGAAAAAAGCTGAACTTAAAGAAGACACTGTTAACGAATATGATCAAACAGATGCAGTAGCTGACTATATTAAAGATTACTATAAGAACCCAAAAACAGGTAAAAGTTTAATTGATGATGAAATTATTAGTGACTTTTATAAGACTCACCCAGAATGGGAAGAACAAGCAGATGGTACAGAAGAAGGAATGGAAGCTGTAATGGATAACTTTAAAGAGTTTATTTCGGTTAACTATGAATCAGGTTCTGACTATATGCAAGAAAAAGCTGCTCAAACAGTTGACGATGTTATTGATCCAGAGGATTACATATTGATAGGGCAAGGGTATATAAAAGGATTCGGTAGACCCCATAAATTAACTTATGACGAATTAGAAACTCTCGGTCGTAAAGTAGTTAAATCTCTATATAAAGGAGATTTTGATAAAGCTAAAGCTATATTTGTACAAGAGCAAATGAGCGATCAAGAGATGGATAAGATTGCTAAGTACGGCACAAAAACAGATATGAAATCAATTGATAAGTTATATAAGTTAGGAAATAAGTTTTCTACAGACTTTGATTACGATGGAATGCTAAAAGCTGGTTTAAAATTAAAAATAAGTACACCGGTATCTAAAATGCAACAAGTATACGATTCATTTGAAGACGTAAATTATCATAGTGAAAACGGTCACTTAGGAAATGCAATTGAATATATAGAAGATGGAGATAAATCAGGAGCACTAAAACACCTTAAACTATTTAGAGATGCTATTAGAAAAACCCTTAATGATATCAGTGAAGGACATTGCAATTCAGAAAGAGAAAATAATGAAGCTACTGTAAAAGAAGCTTTAAATAAGAAATTATCAGATTTTGGACCTGACTTAGTTAAGAGATTAGAAACAGTAGGATTAAAAGGT